TCGGGAGCTGAGAAAAAGGCACAAAAACAACGCAAAAACAGCACAAAGACTACATAAAAACGGCATAAAGATTTAGTGGTCTGCCGTTAAAAGTAGTTGAATTGAAGAATTAGTAATTGTTTTCGACTCTCATTAATAGTGAGAATCGAAATGAGTTACTAACTCAGAAAGGAGTAAAGCATGATAAAGAAAGGCGCGTTCGTTGAATTCACTGATTTGTGGTATCAAAGTTATCCTCCTGCTAACACGGCCGTAATCAAATACGGCATTTGCATGGAAGATACCGAACGTGAACTTAATCGGCCCGTGAAAGTAATGCGTGGAGATAAGAGTATTGAATATGCTCATTTCATTCACGCTCATTCATGGGCAGGATGGTGTCCGCCAGAACTAGAAAAACTCTACGAAGAAGAATTCGCAGAGAATGACTACGATGATTGTGAAGAGTATCCCTCTTCATTCTAGTTAGTTAGTTTCTAAAGAAAGGAGGTTTAGAATGGTTAAGAAGCGAGTCGCTAAGATATTCAAGCTGAAAGATGAGTATGGATACATTAGTCCGTATCAACTCGAAAAGAGAGCCAAGTCTAAACTTCCTACCTTTAGATTCAGGAATCGATTGCATGAATTGAGAGCAATCGAAGGAGTGTATGAGAATACACGATATCCTGATTACCCAATTCATATTTCGTGTCGCTATAACGATATTCTTCGTGCTAGTGACACTCATCATTTCTATTCATGCTTTCACGCTGATAGAAGTGAGAATATCCAGCCCTTTCTACGGTGTGTTCATCCGGATTGGGCTGTAATCTTTGTTACCGACAAGTCTGGTAAATTCATGGGTAGAACTTGGTTAAGGTTCAATCGAAGAAGTCACGTTGATTGGACTAGTAAGACTGAGGAAGCCTTTGAAATCTTCAAGATGTATGGTAACAAATTGGAGGAACGTGATGTTAAGACTCTACTTGAGTATTTAATTAAGTCACGCCTCAACGCAAACATAGTTGAGGATAAAGAATCCGGCCGTCAAATTCGGATAAAAGGAGGATTATCCGACGACTACTTATCATTCCTTGACTGAAGTTATGTGTCATGTTTAGAGCGATTGCTCTAATGAATAACTGAGGAACGAGGAAGAAATAAGTAAACCAAGTACTTCTAACACCCTTTAGTGTAGTAGGGGTTCATAAGGAGTCGAGGCCAAATTATTAATATTATTATAAAAAACTACACAGTTTGTATCGCAATCCTAGAGACCGATACAGACCATCTAATCTACGGGTTTTAAGAAAGGCCTGAGAATCTTTCTTACTATCTTTAGATTAGAGTAATGTTGAAGTAACGGGTGAAAATACCCAATCTACCTTCAACATCCACATTCTTATTAGTAAGCAAGAAGGGAGGATTACATGGTCATTTCAACAGTTTGTTCAGCGGACGATTTGGAATCAACAATCGCCACTGAAAAGAGACTTGGAAAGAAGATTCTAGCAGTTGCACCGGCACAGCTGAAAAAGCTTTCCACTCGCTCACTTGAGTTCACAGTGACTCATTACGTAGTAGTCACTCAGTAGACTACGGTAGGTTTCTGATAGCTTTGTCCATAAAAGCTATCCTTCTTCTCAAGCTTTCATTAGTGAGAGCTTGAATAGGAGAGAACATGAATCTTTCACAGCAGGACTTCATCGAAGATGAAATCGATGAAATCGATGAAGAGATTACTGACGATGAATCTGATGAAGATGAAGAGGATGAAGATGAGGAATAAATACGTAGACGGAATAATCACCGTCGGATTCCTCGTCATCTGCTGCATCTGTCTCTTTGTAATTGCAGCTCTTTCAGTAGAGTAATGATATTACTGAGTAGGTTGTCAACTTACTCAGTAATTACTTATTTGAAGGAGTATTCAATGAGAGAAGAGGAAGCACCTCCAGAGTTCACTGAGATTGTTATGTCTTTTCTAATAATCTCTATCATTCTATTTGGAGTATTCTCAGGATTGTTTGGGAAGGGATAAATATGTGTGACATTTGTAACGGACTCCGTTGCACTAGACCAACATACATTCACGGTTCATTCTTTGGAATGTTTTGTTTAGATTGTCATCATTGGTTTGTCAACATTATCTTTCCAATGAAAGAGAGTTAATATGCTTGGAAAGATAGTTAAGAGTCTTGCTTCGATACGGCCGCCGAAAGGCGCGGTTATTGTAGTAATCAATAAGCAAGGCACTCACGTAACCAAAGTGAAATGAGAATAAGAGTGTTCACAATCACTATCTACGATAGTCGCTCTAAAAAGGACATCGTTCTATTCACTCTCAACAGAGCAAAGGTTGAGGAAGTCTGCAATATGCTCGTTCCTAAGATTGACGATGATGTAGTAATCAAATCACCGGGTTCTGAAGGGAAGAGTAGACTTCTAATCGAACAATTCATTGAGGAAATCAAGAAATGACCTTAGAAGAATTCCTCTCTCATTTAGAAAAAACACCAAGAGATTGGTGTTATTCTAATATCATTGGAAGTGATACACTTCGTCGTTATCCTGAGCCAGATAGGTCTTGCTGTCCAATTACAGCAGTAGCAGAAATGCTATCAGGAAAAGAATACAACGTAAGTGACTTTCCTCAAGCTGCTAAGTATCTTGGACTTCACAAAATCTATATTGAGGATATACTCGCCGCGGCCGATTTAGAAACTAAACAATCATCAACAATGAGAATCCTTCTCATTAGAGCCTGTGGACTTTCATTATGAAACTAAGAGCATCGCAAGTTCACGAAGTCTATCTTGCATCTAGCAAGAGTAACTATATTGCTAGAACTGAATACAAGAAAGGGTTCCGAAAGGGACTCTTTCTTGGATTTCTCTATTCCATTCTCATTGCAATCGTTATCATCGCACTCCAATGATTAAAGAATTAAGGCACTTCGAGGTCGTTTGTCAGTCTTGTAATACACACTATTACATTGATTTCAGGCTACCTCGTGGCGTCTATAATTTAAATCTCCAGAAGTATGGAAATAAGATAATCATGCGATTTGGTTCGTCTGATTGTCCATTCTGTATTTTCGATGAGGACTTTGCCAAAGAAATGGAGGAAAAAGATAAATGAGTTCAGATATGATTAAGAAGTTCTGGCTCTATCCGAATCTTAGACAACAGATTCCTAACATGATTGATAATGCTAGGAAAAAGTTCTTTAAGTTGCAAGATGCTGCTTACAGAGCTGAGAATGACTGGCATGATATGGAAAGAGAATACAGTCATCTCTTAGCAGTAGAAGCAAGAGAAGCTCGTGAACGGAAAATGTAAATTCTGCAATGCAGAAACGGAAGATATTTACTACATCTTCTGTGATATGCAATGTCAGGAATATCATTTCGTAGGAGTGGAGAGAAAAATGAAAAGTGAGAGGATAAATCTTCCAGAAGAACTTTATAAGAGTTGGCTGGAAGATGAAACAAACAGAGTTGATGCTCTGTCTACTGAACAAGTAGGAGAACGTATCATGGATTTGGAGAAACTAATCTTCGAATCTAAGACTCGTCTTTCTATAGCGTACCAAAGAAAGATTAAACTCCAAGGTGCTGATTGGGCTGAGAATAGTAAGTCAATCTCCTCTCCAGACTTTAGAGTTAATTACGAGAAAGATCAAAGAAATAGGGAACCAAGAGTCAAACAGACTAAGGAAGAGAAAGCAGCGAAGCAAACAGAAGCAGCAGGAATTGACCCACAGAAGCTGAAAGAGCTAATTAAGCAGAAGATGCTTGAAAGAGCTAAGAAGCCAATGGTTGCTCCTGTAGTAGAAAAGAAAGAAGAAGTAGTAGAAGATAAACCTAAGTCCGCGACAGCGGTCATTCCCATTCTAATGAGTGATGATGACGATTTTGACTAAAGAAAGGAGGAAAGATGATTTGTCCGAAGTGTAATCAAGAAGTAACAATCAAGAGTCAGGTATTGAGTATTGTAACTCTTAGTTGCAATCACTCAGTTCCCAAGAGTAAACTTCCTGTAGATAGACAGGAGTATCTTGATGAAGTTGACAATCTAGTAGAAGTAATTGAGAGGAATAGAGGACTAGAGATAGTTGATTTCGCTCCTGAGATTCCTAAAGTAGTGATTCCTGAAGTAGTAGAGGAAAAACTAGGAGCGGGAGAAGTATCTCAAATTGAATTCAAGTCTATGGACGGCCGCGTTCCATACGAATTTCAGAGAGATGGAATTAAGTTCATTCGTGATTCAGGATTTAGATGCCTGATTGCTGATGAAATGGGACTTGGAAAGACTATTCAAGCTCTCGGTTCATTGAAATACAATAGAGAAGAAACTCTACCAGCGTTGCTAGTAGTTAAGTCTTCTCTAAAGCTCCAGTGGTTTAGTGAAGCAGTAAGATGGTTGGGAGTTAAAGGGTTTCTCTGTCAAGTTATTACTGATGGCAAGACAGAACCAGTTCCCGGTATCTTTCAACTATACATCGTGTCCTACGATGTATTGAGACGGTTTACTAAGAAGAGTAAGGTAAAGACTACAACTAAGTATGGAATGGAGAAGGAAGAAGATAAGTTCGAGAATCCTTTCTATACTTTCCCGTTCAAGACTATTATTCTTGACGAAGCTCAGTCGATTAAGAACATCAAATCTACTAGAACAGGTGAGATTTTCAGGATTTGCGAGACTGTTCCTAACATTATCGCACTCTCTGGAACTCCTTTCAAGAATAACATCTTGGAATACTATCCAATCCTCCATCTACTCAGACCAGATATCTTCTACTCAGAAGAGTCATTTGAGAAGCAGCATGTTAAGTATGGTTGGATTGGTTCCTCTTATAAACCAGTTGGATTAAGAGACCCTAAGTATTTCAAAGAACTTACTGAGTCTTTCATCATCAGAAGGGAAAGGAAAGAAGTTCTTCCTCAACTTCCTGAGATTAATCGAGTGTTTCATCATGTAGACTTCGAGACTGAGAAGATGAAACGCGATTACTACTCAGCAGAAGATGAATTGATTAGGAAGTATGAGGAGAATGCAAAATCTAAATCTCCTCAAGAAATCCTTGGAATCATGGCAGTCTGTAGACATATCGTTGGACTAACAAAGGTTAAGCCAACGGTAGAGAAGATTACAGAATTTCTATTAGAGACAGATAGAAAACTAGTAGTCTTTGCTCATCATCAAGATGTAATGGAACTAATACATCTTCTGACTACAAACTGGTGTTTGGATGGCGGTCTAGAACTACCGCTGAAGTTTCACAGCGGACTAGGAGCTGAAGAAAGAAACGACATGATTACGAAGTTTCGAGAAGGTAATTCTCGAATCATGATTGCTTCTACTCTAGCCGCCGGCGAGGGACTTAATCTACAGTTCTGTAGTGACTGTATCATTGTTGAGAGACAATGGAATCCAGCTAATGAAGAACAGGCAGAAGGAAGATTCATTAGAATAGGTCAGGAACGCAATCAGGTAAACGCTATTTACATGATTGTTTCAGGGACTATCGATGAGTGGTTCACTGAGATTGTAGAAGAAAAACGAAGAGCTTTCAAATCTACAATGCTAGGCAAGGAAGTTACTGAAACAGGAAGTCTCTTGCAGGAACTGATGAATGTTCTACTTAGCAAGGGCCGAAACAGAACGATTCGAGGATTCTAATGAGTGAATATCAATTCCACTGGCTATTAGCTGCATTAGGAGCAATCGTTGGTGGACAGATAGTAACTAACTATCATCTTCATCAGTTAAGGAGAAAGAAATGAGAAAAGCAAAACTCCGTAAGCAAGAGCGTAAGAAGAACCATTTGAAGAACGTAAAGATTAATCAGGCTAAGAAGGCTGCAAGAAAGGCAGAAAGAGAGAGGATTAAGTATGGTCCGCAAGATTAAGTGGAAAGGGGAGGATTTCCTCCTCGTTTCTCTTAGTAAGAATACTCTAGAAGGTGCTATCACTACTAGAGAATTATATAACAATTTCGATGAGAGTATTGCTCATCTTTATGAGGATGGAGAGATTTGTCAGCACGGCCGCGTCATAGGCAACATTAAAGAAATAGAGTTCCTAGGAGAAGAAGAATGAATCATGAACTAGCAGAGAAGAAAGCAAGTGAACTACAGTCTCTAATGGGAGTAATTAACAATCGTTTTCTGTTACTCTCCAGTGAAGATTTCAAGATGCTATCTATTGACCCAGTTCTCTGGGCAATAGTGTCTGGGCAGTTACAGGACGCTTCTAAGATAGCTAGAGAAATCTCTAAACTCTGTACGTAAAAGAGAGAAAGGGCCGAAGGCAGTGACTAAGAAAAAGATTACTCGAATAGTCGAGATACACCTACATCGTTCAAAGAAGCAACCCAGTCTTTGTCACGTAGTAGCTGTACTTTTTCCGTGTACTCATCACAAGTATTTAGGAATTACCAAAACTCCTGAAGGAATGGAGGGTGATTTCCGTCGAGCTGATACAGTTAAGATTTGGAATCCCACATACTATTCGGTCAGCGACCGAGAAGGATGTTTCTCTTGTCCAAGTAACGAAGGAATGTGGCTTCATGACCTTCCTCGTTTGGATGAATTAAAAGAGATAGAAGAGGAGGTTGATTGAAAACCATCTTCGTTAGACATAAGAAAAAGAAAATACTCATCAAGAAAGATAGAACAGTCAAAGAGATTGCTTGGTTAGCAGGGATTCTAGAAGGAGAGGGTTGTTTTGATTTCGCAAACGGCCATCCCAGAATCAAAGTAAAAATGACTGACGAAGATATCGTTACTAGAGTCGCTAAACTATTTAACCGTGTTCATAACGGTGGTGCCTACAATACTAAGAGCTGGCACAAAATAGTTTACGAAACATCTTGTCGTGGCCCGTGGGCTATAGGTTGGATGCAAACCATTTACCCTTTTATGGGTAATAGAAGAAGGGAGAAGATAAGGAGTATCATATACAGATACTCAAACAGAGACATCGCCCCTGTCCTCGATTTAGGTCAGTCGAGCTTTAGTTGACAAGTGGTGACGGTTGTGATACAATGGTCTTAGTAGGGCGGGGTGTTCCCGTCCACTAATTCGGTGAAATGAGAAAAAGGTAAAAGGAAAAAGAAATGTCTATTGAACTCGTACAGATGTCGAAGAATACCCGTGGTAAGGATTCGCGCACTATTACTTTCATGGGTATCGGACGCCCAGTTGAACGTACTATTGCTCGCGAAACAGATGAAGAGGGAAAGCCTCTCGGTAAAGACGCTGCTGGTAATCAGATTACCCGCGATGAAGTAGTTACAGAGATGACTCATGTTGGAGTAGTTACTTCACTTGAAGATGCTCTGGAACTCGTTGGTGGAGATACACAGCGTTTTCTGGATGATTTTGCATTCGGATTCAATCGTGAAGCTTATCAGAACGAAGCTGATAAGGATGAATTGGACCCGTATGTTGAAGGTCTGGACCCGAAGGCTGCAAAAGCACGAAAGACTGTCATTCGTGGACTTGCAAAGACTCTCAACATGGGAGTTTTGGATGCAGCAGAGATTGTCAAGGCTGCTGCTGTCGAAGCTGCTGCGTAATAGAGCTAAAGATTGGGAGGGACAGAATATCGTCCCTCTCAATATCTTTTTTTGTTTTAGTTATAGTTAAAGTTCACGCTAATTGAAACAAACAAGGAGCGAACAGTGACTCAGAAACGTGCAGATACCTATGAAGAGTTCTTCAAAGGTTGTAACGATAACCAGCGAGCTTTAGTAGAAAGAATGTTAGGCGATGCTGGTGTTCTCGGTATTCCTGCTGAAGAAGTCAAGAAGTTAGTTGTCGAAGCAGTTAAGATTGAAGTGAAAGAAGAAGTCGGTGAAAAGCATCGCGAAGAAAAGCGTGAAGATGAACGTCGTGATGCAAGACGCGATGGTGAACGTGGAGAAAAGCCTACGAATGATTTACCGGGTTCGGTGAATCGTCCAAGTCAGGGTATTCCACCTGCACAGCCAAAGAAGTAAGTAGTTAAAGTTTGATATTGAGAGAGACTGCAACTAGTTTCTCTCAATATCTTTTTCTAAAGACATAGAACCGTTGTCAACGCTTCTCGTACCCGGAATGAGTAATTGTACCAGAACCTTATACTGTCTTTACCACGGTCGATTAAAACCGTTGCAACGCTATCCTAGAGGGTAGTCTAAAGAGGACAGAGGGAGTCAGTGACAAGACGAAATAAAGGTAGAAGAAATTTCGGTACTATAAACTGCAAAGAGTGCAAGACAGAAATAGAGAAGAGGAGAAAGAATCAAGAATTCTGTAGTGACAAGTGCAGAGTTAAGTACTGGATGAAAGAACATCCAAGAGTTGTGATTACTCTACATAAGGAGAAGTGAAGGAGTTAAAGTGAGAATCCAAAAGCCAGTTCGTGGCGGCCGGAAAAGAGTCTCTGCTGGAGTTGTTAAGCAAATAGAACAACGAGTAGAGCGGGATGCTATCAGATATAACTGTAGCAAATCCTTTGTTGTCAACACTATCCTAGCACGTTTCTATCATGTAGTTATAGAGGAGCATTACGATGAAAATAAGTAACGATTCCTATGCAACAACTCTTGCTTATCTTGGAGCAAGAACCAGAATGAAAGAGCTTCAAAAGGAAAAGAAAGTTATCGTTGACCAGATTGCTTGGTTGAAAGACTTTCTCAAACCAAAGAAGAAACAGTATGTTACTAAAGTGGAAAAGAAGTTCAAAAAGAGGAAGATTTCTGAGGCAGCTCTCAAATCTATGCGAGCGAATGCAGCAAAAGCAAGAGCAGCTAAGGCGGCAAAGAATGGTCATTAACGATAAGAAAGAAATCAAAGGTGACGATACGGTATTGCTTGATATCTCTGATATTAAGAGAGCTTTCAGGCGATACTTAACAGCCACAGGACTCGGAAAGAAACATCACGCTACTGAATGGTATCGTTTCTGGTACGAGTTAAAAGAGAAAGTTACTGTAGTTCCGAAGATTAGTAACGAGGATGAGCCAGCTATTAAGGCAGGAGACTAATGAAATTCGTAAAGGAAGAAGGTAATCCTCCAATCTACAATATCATTGATAACATGAATGGTAATGTAGCAATAGGATATATTCGCCGGACTCTGAAAGGAGTCTGGCAATTATATCTTTTTGATGATTGTTCTATTGATATCGAGGAACTTGAAGAAATCCTCAAAAAGATGAAGGACTTACAATAATGGACAAAAAGGTAGTTAGTGTTACGAAGTTTCTAACATTCAATTATGTACTTAATCCTCCTTCTTCAACTATGGCTGGAGAGCATAACTACTTCATTGAGAATAAAAAAGGAGAGATTCTCGGCTATGTCAACTTCTATAAGCCGTGGAATAAGTACGTCTTTACTCCCAATATAACAATCACGACCATCTTCGATATTCAGTGTCTCCAAGCAATAACCTCTTTCATGAGAGACTTGAAAAAATGAACATCGAAAGAGTCAAGGCCGAAACAGAAAATATTAACTATCAGACAGCAGCTATGCTGACTCTAGTTAAAATCACTGATAATCTCATGAATAGTCTATGTCCTGCAGTAGTCATGTATCTTATTCATGAGATTGCAGTTCTCAAGATTATCAAAACCGTCCCTGATGAATGGGAAGATAGAAAAGAGATTCAAGACTTTCTACTTGCAAGACTTCGTAAAGAGATTCAACAGATAGAGGATGAGATTCTTCAGAAGAGGATGAATGATGATGTTTAAGATTTATTTCAAGAACTTCAATGGCGGAGAAAGTGAGAGACATTTCGAGTTATTGGAAGAATGTTGCGTAGCTTTCTTTCGTAATCTCGGCCCCTCAGTCCAGAGAATCGAACTACATGAAAAGACTGGAGAAGATTCTGAGAGATTAATCATCCAAGCATATCGAATGGCTGAGAATGAGCACTTTAAGATATCAAGAGTTTTCAACATCTTCTAATGATGAGTGTCACCTAAACACTACAAAATCGAGATTTAAGGAGTGGCCCTTGACAGAAACAAGAAAGTGTGATACAATGTCTAGGTTGAGGTCTACCCTTAAATCTCTTTATCTTGTATAAAAAGTAGAGCTATATGCCAACCGAAAAACGAGTCTTAGTAATAGACTCAACTATCCTCAATGCCCTACAGAAATGTCCTTACTATACATTTCTTTCGTTCCATAAGAATCTTCGTACCCAAATCATCGCGGAGCCTCTAGAAAGAGGTGATTTAACTCACCATATTCTAGAACACTACTATCGTTCCATTAAGGATGGTGCGAAAGTAAATGATGCGCGAGACTTTGCGGCTGATAAAGGAAGAATCAAATATCCCACTCTTCATATGGAAGTGGCAGCTTGTGAATGGATTATCCAGTCATTCTTTCTCTACGTAGAGCGTTGGAGACAGGATGGAATGAAAGTGCTTGAAGTCGAAAAGCCTTTCATGATGAAAGTCTATGAAGATTCAGAGCTAATCGTTTACTACGCTGGTAAGATTGATTTAGTGTGCGAATTGCCTATTATCGGCCGCACAGCAATGGACCATAAATCAAGAACAAGAAAGAACGACGAAACAGAACTTAACAACCAGTTCATTGGTTACGCTATCAATACAGACTCGAACGTAATCTACGTTAATGAATTCGGTTTGCAAACGTCTAAATCTCCAGAAGAAAAGTTTCGTCGGATGCCTCTCTCTTATACTGACGGAATGAAAGCTCATTGGATGAATAACATCCTGAGATATTGGATTCGTCAGTTAGACTATCATCTTCAAGAGAATGTTTGGCCCGAAGTCTGGAATCCGTGGCACTGTAAGAATTGTGTATTTGCTCCTGTTTGTAAGAGTTCTACAGAAGAAGAACGTGAACGTAAATTAAGAATGAACTATATAATCGGTGAACCGTGGGACGTTAGCGGTGCCTTAGAAGGTGAAACGAATGGTGAAAATTAAGGAGAAAACATGTCCTCCTCATAAATACAGAAGGAGGAATCTTAGTAAGGATAAAGAGAATCCATATCTAGTATTTAAGTGCATGGATTGTCCGCATTACATTAAGACGGAAATGGCAGTAGGATTAGAAGCTCGATGTTTCAAGTGTAATGGTAAGTTCTTTATAACTGCGAAGCAAGCGAGTGTAATAGCTAAACCGACTTGTCCAAACTGTGTAAGTAAGAGTGATAAAGGTAAGGCTCTTGAGGAGCAGGTAGATAACATTCTAGATACAATCTTGAAAGGTATCTAATGCTTGAGTTTCGCAAAGAGAAGAATGGGGTTTATACTATTCACGATGGAAGTATGTATATTGGAGCTATTTCTAGGAACGGCCGCCAGTATACGTTCTTAGCAGTTCCATTCTTTCCGTTTGATAAAGACAAGTTAGAACAAGTCCTAAATAGGATAAAGGAATTAGAATACGATGCCCATAACCTTGGATAAAGTGCCGATTGATAAGAACTTTCGCGCACTACTAATCGGCCCGACTGGTAGAGGAAAGACTATTGCCGCTGCTAGTTGGCCGGGAAAAACTCTTGTCATTGACTTCGACCATAGACATAAGCCAATTATTGATTGGTTTCCTGATAGACTCGGAGAGATTTCAGTAGAGGTTATCTACCCAAGTAATTATTGGGATGTATTCAAATCTCTCGTAGATAGTCTCGAATCAGGTAAGTTGAAGTTCGATAACGTAGTAGTCGATGGAATTACTACACTCTCTAACACAACCGTAGTCATGCAAATGATTGCGAAAGGTCAAGGACCAGAAAAGGGAAAGATTACTAAAGGTGGAGTAGCAGTTCCGTCTTGGGACGAATTCAATGGAGAGGCTATGTTAATCACACAGCTTCTTGAAACATTGAAGTCCATTAGATGTAACTTGTTCGTTACAGCTCACCCAGTCTCTAAAACTCGAATCGAAGGTACTAAATCAATCAAAGAAACCTCAATCATTTCATTCGGGACAAAACTCGGCCCGATGATTCCGGCTTACTTTGACGAAGTTTATGCCTTCGATTACGAGTTCGATATCAACGCTGGTAAACCAGTCAAGAGATTAGTCTTTACTTCACCCACTTCAGACTATCCTGATGTAAAGACTGCGTTAAAGGGACTTCCTCCAAAGCTGGACATTACCGGAAAGAATCTTTACGACGTAATGAAGGAGTATTTGTGAGATACTTCTGTTGGTTCTGTAAGAAGTCAGTTACTTCGGAATTACCAGATGATTCTGTTATTCGTGCAATTCTGGTCTGTCCAGAATGTATAGAACAGAAGAAAATCACAATCCCTGAGGAGGGATAATGTTCACTACATTTATCGGTGTGATTCTCGCGTTGGCTTTAGTTGGGCTAGTTATCTATCTAATCGAAACCTACATTCCCGGAGCTGCTGAGTTTAAGGTAGTAATCCGGGTGGTAGTGATTGTCATGTTAATCATTTGGATTGTTTACTACTTCGGTCCAAAGATTGACTCGATGCTTACGAGGTAAAGATGAACCTTGAAGAACAGGGAATTGTATCCACGATTGAGGAAGCTAATAGGAGATTTAACGAGCTTCTATTATTGGACCCAGAGACAGGTATGCCTCCAAAGCAAATTTGTTATGGGATTCATTTTCCTCAAGATACTAATAAGCAATTAATCCAGACTATTTGTGATACTTTTAAGCATAGTTATCAGTTCTACTCAGTAGATGGCTTAACAGTATTCGATATGAGGGATAAGGGTGCCACTGTTGGATACATGGTTTACCTGTTTAAGAAAAGTTTACTCTGATTGCTTAACCAGTTAGTCCCTGTCTGGGTAATTAGAGTGAAAATGGATTCCTACGAATACACTCGGAATAAGTAGGTCGTGACAAGCACGAGGCCCGTCCATCGAGTTCTTTTTGAGATTTACTCTTAGTAGGGTTCTAACTGAACAGAGTAAATAGTCAGACGGATACTGACTTAAAACAAAGCAACGTCTTAATTTGTGGTGACTCGACGTTAAATAGTAACCATCGTGACTCATAATGTTGGATACGACAAGACCAACAGGTTTATCAGATACCCATGAGTGAAATTACTGATACGTGTCTTTGCGGCGTTGGGTTCTCACGTAAAATGAACTCACCACAATTTGGGTATATTTACCCAACATTAGTAGCTGTGCCGAAAGGGAGCGAACTACTAAACAATAGTTTTCTAGCCGTTTCTATGAATCAAAAAACGGCCTCTTTAACTTTAGGAGAAGCAAATGATTGACGAGAGCGACCTGAAAAACTGGTTTTCTTATCACGCACCAAACGAAAGTCAACAGACTCGATATGTAGAGATTCGGGCGGCCGCATTGAGTTTAGCTCAGTGTATCTTAGCTAATACTCCTCAAAATGCAGACCAATCAGCTGCAATTCGTAAAGTCCGCGAAGCTGTAATGACTGCTAATGCAGCAATCGCTTGCGGAGAGTAAGATGAGAGTCTACATAGCCACTTCTTTCCATAACATGGAAGTTAGAGATGTAGCTAACTTCTTAGAAGATGCAGGACATTCAATTACTTGTCCGTGGTGGAAATCAAAAGCTCCTACAGTTGAGGAAGCTCAGAAAGACATTCAAGGAATCGAAGATTGTGATGTAGTAATTGGCTTGTTCGATAAGCCATACATCTACAAAGGAGCTATTCTTGAGCTTGGAATGGCTTATGCTTGGAATAAGCATATTCTCATCATTGGCAACGAACTGGATAGCATGATTTTTATGCTTCTTCCTAGGTTCATCAAAGTGAAGAATCTCAAGCAAGCTCTCAAAGTTATGAAAGACAAGATTAAGCAGGATGAACCTGTTTAATAACCGTAGGAAAAGAAAAAGAAAAGAAAAGAGACAAAAGATGAAGTGGAATGTTTCTCCGTCCGATGTGTCGCGTGGCAAGCTAATCCAGAAACCGGGTTGGTATACTCTGGAGATTGCTGCCTACAACGAAGAGCAGGCCAAGAAGGGTGACTCTACAAATGCTGTGTTTGATTTCCGGGTAATTAGTGACGAACCGGGAGCCAACGGCATTGAAATCCGGGTGTGGTTCAACGAAAAAGCTCCCGGTGTTGCAGTTCCTTTTATGGTTGCTCTCGGTGCTGAGGAAAGAGAAGATGGTTCTCTCTCAGTTGAATTCGGGAAGCATCTTGTAGGCAAGCGTGTTCAGGGCTTTATCAAGCGTGGCGAATGGGATGGAAAGCCCAAGAACGAAATCGCTGAATACGCTCCTCTGAGTTAGTTCGACTGGACTTGGTTGGTCTTGGTAGTCCTCGGCCATTAAATGCTAGAAAGAGGTACTAGCAGCCAGAACTAAATGGATGCCTACTGAATATACTCGGAATAAGTAGGGGCTTTTAACAGGGCTGGGAAGTCCATCGAGCTTTTTATCCGGGGTTGGTGAAATAGGTAGACACGAGAGACTTAAAATCTCTTTCTCTCAGGAGAGTGTGGGTTCGATTCCCTCACCCCGGACTTGGTAGGGAAAGTCGGAAGTAAACTTGTTAGAAACAACAGGCTGATTAATAGGGAGAAACAATGAGAAACAGTTTTGAGACGCTCGAATATGTCCCGTACATCATGGTAGATGCAGGTGACGAAATCGTTGACGATGAAGATGACGACGACGATGACGACACTGAAGATGACGATGATGACGACGATGATGACGATGAAGATTCCGACGAAGAAGAAAAGAAAGACGACAAGTAATTAATCCGGGGGAGTAGGTAGAAAGTTTATCTATCTACTCCCCATTCCTTATGGAAAAAATAGAGCATTGGACTAAGGAAGTCTTAGATACTGAGGAACTCTGGTATAAGTACGAAAAGCCCTCAGTACGTAAACTTGCTAAGGTTATAGGTAAGTCTAAGTCTTGGGTAGATAAGTCTCTTAGATTAGCTATAGCCTTACGCATTAATCCTAAATTAAGGGAACATAGAACAAGGCATACAGCCTATCGTTTTGCGTTAAAGAAAAGGAAGTTAAATAAATGAACATATCAGTTCTTACTAATCCACGAGGCGCTAATTATCGCCAGCTGAACTCGTTGAAAAAGCTCATTTCTGAACTAAAGGATGGAGAAGTTGAGATTGGAACATTCGCGCATACGGGAGACAAACAGAACCAGTCGATACACTCTGTTGGAAAGGCGGCCGGGTTTAGTATCGTTATTCATCCTACTAAGTCTCCTGATATTTCTGATGGCCGCGTTCTACCTTCTGTTTCAAATACTGAAAGGAATCGCGCTCTCGTAGACAACGCGGAAGTAGTAATTGCAATTCCAATGGTAGTCTTTGAGTATGAGGATAGCCCTCTATTCAAGACGGTGAATTACGCTATCTCTAGAGCTAAAGAAGTATACCTTCTCTCTCCGAGAGGGAATGTATATCAGGTCTGGTCTACTAAAGATTCTATCTAATAGAGTGAATTCAAGTGGATTACTGCCCCGGAACAGGGAATCTCCGTTCAAAAATCATGTTGATTGGCGATTGGGCCGGTCAATCTGAGATTAATCAAAAAGAATCTCTAGTAGGTGCTACTGGAGAGATTCTAGATAGAGTTTTCTCTGAAATAGGACAACCAGATTATCGTACTGAATTCTATTTCAGTAATGTCTACAAATATCATCCCGGTAATATCTACGGAGCATTAGATAAGAATGTATTAGCAGACTCTACCCGTAAGCTCTGGGCAGAGATACAAGAGGTAAATCCAAATGTAATAGTTACGTTAGGAGAACTTCCCCTAAACGTAGTATGCGGTGTAAAAAAGGTAATGACCTATCGTGGTACGGTATTACCTAACGATAAATTTGGCTATCTTCCTAAAGTAATTCCTACCATACATCCTTTGCATCTGGCAATGCCTACTAAGGCAAGCGGAGATTACTTCGAGACAAAGAAGCTATACAATGGAATATGGAGAACTATCCTTCAATTAGATTTAGCTAAAGCACTAGAAGAAGCCAAGACTAGAGAGTTCCATCCACCTGACAGATTACTAAGAGTTGCAACTAGTTCGTTAGATGTAATTAGGTTCTTTAGAGAAAACAAAGGAAGGACACCGTATGCTGACGTGGAAACTTATAGGAGTACTCTTTGTAGCTGTCTTGGCATTAGTTTTGATAAATACGAAGGACTCTCAATCCCCCTCTTCCAAAAAGTAGGAGATATAAAGCTATGCGGAATACCACACTCAGACCTCGCAAGAATATGGCAAGAAATACAAGAGCTATTCAATCGAGTAAAGATAGCCGGCCAAAACCTGAAGTTCGACCAAGCAAAATTGGAACTATTAGGTTTCCGAATGGCAGTACTTTCAGATGTTATGTTGAAGGCACACACAGTCAATTCAGAGCTGCCTGCCTTCAGTCTAAGTTTTTTGTCATCCATCTGGACAAAGGAACCATACTACAAAGACGAGGGAAAGGAATTCAATCCAGCGAAACACGACATACGGCGATTATTTTTATATAACGCTAAAGACTGCGTTGTAACTGCCGAGATTGACGAAGCTCTTGAGCTTGAATTGAGGGAGCTTAGTGATGAATACCATACTGATTTAGTAGGGTTCTATTACAACTATGTAGTTCCTCAGCATCAGTTCTATTTTGACCTTGAAAAGGTCGGATTCAATATAGATGATGGAATGAGGAATTATCTAGTTATGAAGTATGAGACTTGGAGAGATATTCTTCAAGTAAAGTTAGACACGGCCGCCCAGCGCAATATAAACATTAATTCTCCTAAGCAAGTAAACGAGTTTCTCTACGGAACCCTTAGATTACCTCCTTCTTACAATAAAAAGGGAAAGCTAAAGGGTGATGAGGATGCTATTGCCCAATTACTAAAGAATCGAGTCAAGAATGAGTCAAAAAGAGAAATCCTCAACTCTATCCTCGAATTTAGAAGAGTTAGTAAAACCCTTTCTACCTACTTGCTTTGTAAAAGAGATTACGACGGAAGGATACGTAGTCAATATCGAATTATTGGTACGGAGACAGGACGTTCCAGCACTTCTATCCTTAGTGAACCAGTCAGGCCAGAAGACATTGGTCTTGCGTTTCAAACAATTACAAAACACGGAGACATTGGAAATGACGTCCGCTCTTATCTTGTCCCCAGACCCGGATACGATTTAGTTAACGTAGATTTAGGTCAAGCAGAAGCGAGGGTAGTCTGTGTCCTCTGTAAAGATTGGGTCTTATTGGACGCTTTTGATTCGATTGACATTCATCGCAGGACTGCTTGGCTTGCTTTGGTATCTGGCATTCTTGACTTAAGTAAGGGAAAGCATGAATCTGATGCTTTAGGTAAGGATTCAGCAGAGCGATTTATAGGTAAAAAGACTCGTCACGCTGGAAACTATAACATGAAATGGCGAGAGTTTATGTCTAACGTCATTTCTGATTGTAGAAGGTTCGGAATAGATTTCACAATATCAAGGTTCCTAGCTGAAAAGATATTAGAGCGATTCCATGCAGCTTCACCTAAGATTAGGGAAGTATTCCATGCTGAAATTAAGGACGCTATTGATACGAGTCGCGCTCTGGTTACTCCGTATGGCCGTCTCAGGAGATTTTACGATAGGGCTTCAGATAGATTGTATGGAGAAGCATTTGCTGACATACCGCAAGATACTGTTAAGCAAAGACTTACTAGAGCTGGATTTAAGATTAAGCAAGAGGCGCCCTCCGTATTATTCTGTGGGGAAGCTCATGATTCTCTTACGATGCAAATACCGCGTGGAGAAGTAGTTGGGATTTGTAGGGAAGTAATAAGGCCCGCTCTAATGGAGCCTATTGACTTCAATAACTGCACGTTGAAACGGGACTTCAAGTTAGTTATTCCATGTGATTTTGAGCATGGAGATAACTATAAAGATTTGGTCAAATTGGATGTCATGGATAAATCTGCTGCATGAAGCAACCTTGGATGCAGAAACACCAAGGTCATTTATTCTATGGAGTGGTATATGTTCAATTTCCGCGGTAGTTAGCCCAAACGTCTGGTTAAATAAGGCCGGAAAGTATCATTTATCTCCTAATATCTACTGCTTACTAGTAGCTAAAAGTGGATTAGGCAAGAGTTTGCCTATTTCTATGGCTAAGAAACTAGTAACAATGGTAGGTAATACTCGCGTAATCTCTGGAAGAAGCACTATTCAGAAGATTATCATGGACTTGAGTAAGAGTGAAACCGATGAAAAAACAGGAATTGCCAGATTCAAAGATGCTAGAGGGTTTATTGTCTCGGGTGAGTTTTCTGTATCAATGCAATCCGACACCGATTTATTCACAATCCTCACAGATATTTATGATACTCACGCAAACGCTGACGGTTGGGTTAATTCTACTAAAGCAGGAGGAGCAGAGTACCTCAAAGCCCCTTGCGTCACTTTATTTTCAGGAAGTAGTCCCGAACACTTTGAGGAGTTTGTTCCAAAAGTCAATATTGCTGGAGGATTTATCGGACGAACTCTTCTTATATATGAAGAAAAACGATGGAGATTGAATCCTCTTGTAGATGAGGATATGGCCGATATTGACTTTGTTAAATTATCTTGTCATCTTAAAAAATTAAAGGATTTATCAGGTGGATTTAAGTGGACTCCTACAGCAAAGAAGGTTTATATAGATTGGTATGAAGATTTTAGACCTCGTGACCATGATGATAAAACAGGAACAGCAGAGAGATTTCCTGACCATATCTTAAAAGTAGCTATGTGCCTGAGTTTAAGTAAGGGAGTAGAGCTAATCTTACGAGAAGAGGACATTTCTGAGGCACTTAAATTATGCATGAAATTAAGGCACTCTGTTAAGGTATTAACTTCGAGTTCTGGTAAGTCTAATACGGCCGCCCAGACTCGCGCTGCATTAGAATTAATCTTAAAGTCACCTGAAGGGAAGATTTCTAGGGAATATCTACTACAGAGAGGATTTGGAGACTTCAATTCTACTGAATTAGACCAGATTGTAGAGACTCTAATTCAGTCAGGCTTTATACAACAGACCGGAACTAAAGTAATTGTCTATGCTATTAGCGAACGTGGTAAACAAATCTGGCAAGAAGCTAAGGAGAAGTCATGATTGGAATGGTCTCTAGAATTTTTCCGGGTAAAGGCTATGGATTTATTAAGACCGAAGAAAATGATGAGTTCTTCTTCCATATGAGCGCATTGAGAGGTATAGATTGGGATAAGCTAGTAGAACTCTGTAACAACAAAGAGGGGCCAATAGTGTACTTCAAAGAAATGAAGCACAATAGAGGCCCCAGAGCTATTAACGTAGAGCTAGTTCCTAACGGCTAAATACTGGTTTTACGAAATCCAGAATATCCTCTCTAAAGGTTTGTTTACGCTTCTTATCGTAACCAGTCAAGCCCATTACATCTTCACCGAATGTAGAGCGTTTTCTATCTTTGTTATACACATTCAGTCCGGTAAACGATGGAAGTAAGAAGAGTAACCTCTTGAAATCTGGGTCACTACTACCAAGGTCTTTCACAGCGTCGATGAAGTTTTCTGCAAACATTGGAAGCATCGAGTTAATAGCTTCAGCAGGAATATTATACGGCTTACCTGTATAAGGATTCTCCTGCCTTACTAATTTAGCTATGAAAGCTGCCTTTGGACTGGCTTTATTCTCAAAGAAAGAGCCAATCAATTCAGTAGCAGATTGACCAAATTCACTACTATAAAGGTGATGAGTTTTACCCTTAGTATCTACAACTCTACCTGTAGCTAGTCTATATGCTAAGGTAATTGCAGAACCCATACCTGACGTAGTATCTATGATTTGGTCTTCAAACTCTACTTTACCAAAGTTTGAGGCGGCTAGGTCATAAGTAGGCTTTCCTCCTAATTGTCTCAATCCTTCCATTAAAGCAACAGAAGATACCATCCAAGTAGCTAGACTTCTTGCCCTCTGTTTTTGAGCAAATCTCTTTTCTTTAGCCCATTCTGATGGCATGAATAACTTACCGTAGTTAAACTTCTGAGCTGTAAGTCTTGGAGACCAAACTCCTAAACGTATGGTTTCTTCAGCCTTAACAAGCCCTTCAGTTAATGAACCATGACCTGCCATTTCATTAACAATAGCACCGATACTCTTAGCTACTTTCGGGTCTGCTAGATTATCTCCTCGTTTAATAGCAGCCTTAGCCAAAATCTCTGCATTCCTAAACTTAATGTCATTTAAGAGCGCAAGAGCACCTCTATGAAATGGAAGAACTAAAGGAGACTTCTCTAATGTAGGATTACCATAGACCTTATTATTCTTCCTTCTTCTACCCGGTCTAAATTGGTCTAATCCCAGCAATTCTAAGTCACCAATATGAACACCCATATCTTCAGTGATAATACTCCACCAAGGACTATCATATCTAGCCTTTTGCTGTCTATCAAACTCAGCTTGGTCAAACATAGCCTTTAGTGTCTTTAGGCGGGACTTATAGAATGAAGCATGGCCCATAGAACCACGCCCCTGATTAAAGGCAAAGGACATATCTCCAGTTGCTTTAGCTATATCCATTGACCTCCAAGTCCACTTAGTTAATTGGGCTAGAGTCTTATTGACAAACCCTTTAATCGGTGGTGCAAGCTCTGCTCCATACTGTTGAATATGCTCCCAAGGAATACCTGAGTACATATTCATTATCTCTTTTCGATACTGCTCAGGGAACAGATTAGATAGTAGATTCCTAGGTTCAGGAGCGATATACTTTCCTGCATTTAAGTCTCGAATAGCTATTCCTGCTCTAATAGCTTTATTCTCATCCCGACCCGGACCTGTATTGTAATGCTTATCTGCTAAATCAATAAGCTGGTCAATCAGAGTTTGAGACATCTTTAGAGGCTTAAATGTAGGTGGAGCTTCAGCAGCACCTTTCATTATATTCAATTTTGCAAGAAGACCAGCTTCTCCAGTAGCCTCTACATTGTGCATTTCAGCTAATTTATCAGCTCTCCATTCTCTTATACGAATCTCTCTAAGAGCTTCAGCAGACATATTATCTCTAAGTCTCTGCATGAACTGTCCGAGAGGCTGTTTCTTATATTCCTCACTAATTGGAACCTTACTTATTACTTCTCTTTCACCAACAACCTTTCCAGCTTCTTTCTCAGCACTGAATCTCTTAGATAAATCGTTGAATATCTCTTTACCCTTGCTACCTAATCTATTAAGAATAGGCTCAAGAGGTTTAAGGTCGAATTGCTCTGCTACTGGAACTTCTGGCGCTCTTGTAGGAGCAACTCTTTCTGCAGTTTCAACATTAGGAACAACAGTAAACTGTGCATCCCCACCTCTAAGCTTAGTATAAGCAGCAGCCTTTGCTTCAGCTTCTTCTAAAGTATTCTTTCCTGAGATTGGCACTCCATCATCATCAATTACATGATATGCTGCCTTCTTCAATTCATCTAAGAGTTTCCTGCCTTTTTCAGACTTAGCAAGTTTCTCATAGAAGTCTTGTAAACCACCGAAACCACTACCTATGGTTGTTCCCTTCTTTTGGGGACCTTTATAACCATCCTTCTTTCTTATAACTTCTGGTCCGTGTTTACCCTTTTGAACTATAAGCTCTTCACCATAATAGAGTTGTTTTGCATTTGGAAATTCGTCTCCTACCTTAAAGAATTGCTCAACAGTTGGGAAGTCTCCCCAAGTTAACTCACCTCTTTCCATTCTAAAGTGAGCAGCCCCACGAGCATGAACCTCATATCCAAAAGTAGGTTCGTGCATAGTATCAGGTACTTCGTGATGTTGGGTCTTCTTGAAATGCACGGTATTTTCTGGGTCAGCATATCCGATACCAGAAGGCAGAGTCTTATCTACAACAGACTCCTTAATATCGTACATGTCATCTTCCCATTTTTTATTTAATCTATCTACATGTTCTTGAGCTGCTGCCTTATCATCAAACTGCCTTGTTACTCTGTTATTCCATCTCTTATCAACTACGTTATAGCTGATTCCTCGATTCTCTTCTGGAATCTTACTTATTCTTTTTTCTTCACGAAGTGCTTTTCCAGACCTAGCAGCTTTCTTAATAGCCTCTAGAGTCTTTTCTCCAACTTTTTTACCTACTCTACTACCAGATACCTTATCAGCTATCTTTTCATAGAATGGCTGAATACTACCGAAGGCTCCACCTATAGTAGTTCCTCTACCTTCAGCTTTTTGAGCAGCATCCCAAGCTTCTTTACGAAGCTCCATGAAGATGTCTTGAATCTTTGATTTAGAACCTACAATATTACGTAGGTCTCCTTGAGCATCATTTGCTTTATTCCAAGTATCCCAAGCTGCCTCTACTTTACCTTCTTTAGCAAGTTGAATTGCCTTTCTAAAATTGCTAAGAGCACCTTCAACAATTCCTATATTTTCTGCTCGATATTTTGGGTCACGACCTTGCTTAAATTCACCTTCTCTTACATGATGCTCTGAGTATGTCTTTGCATCATAATCATGCTCAATTTGCTCTCGTTCATTAGTTATTTTACGAGAGGCACGTTCCTGAGCGGCCGCCTTAGCAGCATCTTCTCTTTCCTTGAAGTAATCGGCAGGAGTTTTTTCTCTTGTAGCTCCCCATTCTCGACCTAATTTACCTGTATAGCCAAATCTTTTACCGATATCAGGAATAGAGAGAACGCTCTTAAGATGACGTAATTGCCTTGTTAGATAAATAGCATTTTCATAACTTGCTTCATACTTAGCTATATCTGCTGCATTTCCTCTATGTCTAGCATCTTTTAAGAGATTATCAAGTTTACTTTCAGCTGCTCCTGCTGCATTGAGTTCAGCATCTAATTGAGAGTAATCATAATCTTCAAGAGGTGTTCCTATTCCACTATCCTTCTTATACGCCTCTGTAAAGGTAGGCTTATCAGAAGTAGATTTAAATTCAACAGGCTTCTCAACAGAAATCTGAGATTCTCGTCCAGATACCTTAGATTCTCTTTCATCAATAGCAGCTAAGAATCTACCCTTCCAAGTCTCTCCTGCTTTTAATGGGTCATTTCTGAGAATAGGAGGCATAGCTGCTCTAAATTCAGAGTCAGCAGCGCCTTCTAAATCATCTACTATTTCAGCCCATCTTCTAGCAGTTGCATCCTTTAATTGTGGACCATACTTCTCATAGAGGTCTTGAAGTCCCCCAAGGCCACTACCTAAAGTGGTTCCTCTGCTCTGTTTATGGGCATTTTCTTGATTTTCAATAAGACGCACAACCCGGCCGCGCCAAGTCTCTCCCGGCTTTAATCCTTCCTTCTTTGCAAAGGAAATAATCCTTCGATAAGCTTCATCAGGAGAGCCTAATTTATCATGCTTAGCTACCTGTTCAGCTAATGTTCTAGCTGTTGGGTCTTGGAAACTATCAGGAGAAGGAATATGTCCCCTACCCTTAGGTGGAGGAACATTGGCTTTTCTAGCAACAGTAGGAGGAGCAGGAACAGATGGTCTATCAACCATGCTCCTAGGCTCTACTGGATATTCCTCTGCTAAAGCAGCCTTCTTCTCATCAGACCTTACTTTCCTATCAGCTAATCTTTCCTTATATCGAGCAGCCCTTTGTTCAGGAGTTAAAAATGGCTCAAGTTGAGGAGCTACATGAGAAGTGCCTGTCTCATTATCCATTACTTGATAACGAGCAGCTCCAGCACCTAGATTCTCATTGATTCCTCTTGCATATATACGTGCTTCTGCAAGAGAAGGTCGGCCTGCTATCGGGCGGCCGGTTTCAACGTCGATAATATGGAATCGAGCTTTACTTAACTTATCAGCTAGTTTCTTTCCATATTCAGTCTCACGAAGCTTCTCATAGAAATCTTGGAGATTGAACATTCCTACATTAGTGCCCTTCTTATTAGCTTCTTCAGCGGCTAATGCAGCGTCAATTCTACCTTGAGCAGTAGTGGTACTAGCTCTTTCCTTCTTTTTAGCTTCTGCTGCTGCTTTTCTTTCTTCTCTTAATGCAGCGGCTTGAGCGTCTCTCTTTGCCTTATCAAGAATCCTAACCCTTTCAAGGTCTTTAAGTCCTCGTAATACTCCCTCGTCACCTTCAATATGAGGATATCTTGCAGCAGCTTTGGCTCTATCTACTGCTGAGATATTCTGAAGAATTGTCTCATTTTCAGCAGCTTCCTTAATGGCTCTTTCAGACCTAGAAACCTCTTCTTCTAGAATCTGCTTATCTAGTCTTTCAAGAATAGCAGTTCTAGCAGGAGAATCAGGTTGAGCTGCAATCTTATCTCTTAATGCAGCAGCTTCAACTGCGGTTCTTTGTCTTGGTGCTCTTTCTGGAGTTACTTCTGGAACACTACCTTCCGGATATCTAACCGGAGTAGGAGCTGCTTCTGGTCTTTCTATAAGTCCTTCTGGTAACGGCCAATTATCACCAACAACAGTTTTACCAGCTCTCTGACCAGATGCTCTACGGAATACAGGTCTTCCTTCTTTATCAAGAACTGGTCTTGGTGGAACAGTATGTGGAGTTGCAGGTGTAGGAGTTGGAGGCGCACCTCTATCTGGAGGTAATATTCCTCCGGGTGTTGCCTCAAATACTCCGGGCCTTCTTCCTCTTGGAGTAGAATCAAACGGAGTAGGTCTCATTTCTCCAGATAAGAAATCTCCGGGACCAAAAGGTAACTCTGGTTGAATTCCGGGTAATTCAGAGAAATTGATAGTCTGAGGAGGCTGCCAATTACGCTTTCTAACAGATGCCTCCATCTTGGTATTAAGAATTTCAGCATCAAGACTAGCAACTTTATCCCACTGTCCAGCTCTTGCAGCTTCTGACTTCTGCATCTCAAATTCGTGAATTCTAGCTTGAGATTCAGCATCAATTCCTGCGTGTGCCCTAGCCTTCTGTTCTGGAATAGTTCCAGCATCTAGTGGAGTTCCAGTTCTTGGCTGTGACCAAGGATGTTCTTGGAAAGTTCTTGGAAGTGGAGAAGCTACTTCATCAAAAGGTAGAGGAACATCTGTAGGAGTTCTCGGACCTTCTGGAAGCATACGAGAAGGATTAGTTTCTACGGCGGCCGGGTCAATTCCCCGAACTCCACGAATTACAGGAGGCGGTTCTGCAAATGGTAATGGAGCTGGTCTAATTGGGCGTGCTCCAGCTTTACCAATTGCTCCTGCTGTTCTAATAGCTTTAGGAGCCAAAGCCATAGCAGTTGGAACAGTTAAATCTCCAGCTATAGCTCTAGCTCCACGCCAACTTGGGTCTTTTTGGAATCCCTTAACGTCGTAATCTAATGTATCGTAATCTCCACCCATGAATCCAGTAGCGAATCTACCGACATTCTCTGCTAACCCACTGCTAAACTTAGCAAATTCAGGAATTAATGGTGTCCCTTCTGGAGACATCATTCTATCTGTACGAGCAAGTTCCTTAAATGGCTCTATTGCTCCTTGACCTATTTCTTGACGAGCTTTTATAATCTCAGGAGTATTACCCTGTGGAAATGCACCAGCAATAAAAATATTCTTAGCAAAATGTCCTAATCCCTCTAATCCGGGCTGAAGCCTAGAAAAGTATCCAGCATTAGGGTCTTCAACTTTAGGTTCCTCAGGTGGAGGAGCCGGCATTCTAGTTCTTTCTGATTTAGGAATATCACTATAGTAAGTTTTTTCCATTTCTGGACCAAAAGTACCATAGCGAGTGCCTTCAGAACGTCTACCTTCTAAAGCTGCAACAGGCCCACCAGCCTTAAAAGGCTCTCCTTTTTGAATATCAGAGGGGGTCTCTTTAGTATCTAATGTAGACAGATGAGAGATAATCTTCCTAAAATCCTCATCTGTAGGTTCAGCTTCATCATTAGTCCAGTCAACCTTGTATTCCTTACCAGTCTTAGGACTCTTGAGCGTATAAGTTCTTTTCTGTGGAGGCATTTGAACCTACCTAACAACCCAATTATCGATAGTTTTACCACCAGCAGCAGAAGGTTTATTACCTTCGTTTCCCATCCCACTCTTATACGTCTCTCCAAGTTTTGCTCTTAGTTCTTCTTTAGCTTTTCTTACAGCAGGACTGTCTCCTGAGCCAAAATACTTTCCCGGTTCTTTATTAGGTTGAACAATAATACGATTAGTATTCTCATCTACATAATAAACCTTATCAGTATCGTTATCGTCAATATCGTTAAGAGTGAGAATGTCAGCTGCATCATTGTAAGCCTTTTGATTTACATCTCCGGGCTTTAGCTGTCTTGCTGCTGCTGCAAGTTTTCCAGCGGCCGTCTTAGCTCTAACATCAGCCCCATAATTCCTAGATTGGGCACCAATATTAGCAATATCCTTTCTATTTGTTCTCTCAGCAGCA